GAGCGACTGGCCCAGCTTAGTACTGGTGGATTCGATGGATACGGCGGTATAGGAAACTATGCCGCTCTCGACGCTGCATGGGAGTTAACTCCATGGAGCTGGCTAATTGATTGGTTTTCGTCGGTAGGCACATGCCTAAAGGCGTCTAACAATGAATTAGGTCTGACATTTGGTCGCTTGTCCTTGATGCGGACGTCGACATCGAAGTCGACGTACGTCCTGGACAATCCCATACCTTCTCAGTATACCCTAAATGGGTGGTACGTAGAAGAAATGGTGCGAAAGGAAAGATTTCCTGTCTTTCCCGTCATTCCGTTCCCTCTCCCAACCCTGCCTCTCCTTACGGGGAAGCAGATGTCGATTCTTGGAGCTCTAGCTGTCCTTAAGGGCAGCAAGCCCTAAGACAGTTTTAGTTCCAGGAGAATTTCTCACATGTTAGGTAACACGATCGTTTTGCCGCAGGCTGGTGGTGACATCACCTGCACATTGGTCAACAATGACGCGTACTCAACTGAGTACCGTTACACCAACTCGACGGACAGGTATGTTGTGAAGATCCGCCATACGACTGTAAAGCCGAATGGCATCTACCCACAATACGACCGACACAACTTCGAGGTGGTTCGTACCACTTTCGAGGCGTCGGGAGTGCCGGAGTTCTACCGCAAGTTTTATTTCGTCATCGAAAATAAACCTGGGGCAACTTCGGTCGCACTTGAGGATGCGGTCGCCGACAAGATGATCTTGTCTTCGAATGCAATCCTGTCCGCTCTGTTGAACTGGGAGTCGTAACATCCATGACCTATGATTTCTTCAGCTCGTTGCTGAAGCTCTAAGGTCGACTCCGGAGTTGTTGATTGATCGCTTACCTGACGCATGGGACATACCTGAGGAGTTTAATCCTTTGAATGTCTAATCGCCATGTTAGTGAGTTGAGAAAAGTGTATAAACACATCTTCCAAGATGCTATATACGCTTTCCCGACACTGAGGATGGAGCTTGAGAGAGATCTCACCCATCTTCAAAGTCTCGTCGATTCGAGAGGAATTTCCGTTTACATGGAAATCCTCCCGAAGATTGGTAAGCACTTTGATAGGTGCTTGGCCAACGGTCAGTACTGCCGATCTGGACTTCCTCTGACGAAGAGGGTCTCAGGTCGCGTATTAGTCCCCGCTTTTATGCGAGGGTTATACCTACTGATTTTCGATGAGACTGGTCGTTTGAAGGACGACGCAAACCTGGAGGCTATCACCTTCTTGCGGCAGATTGTCTTTGCCGCGAAGAAAGCTAGCTTCCCTTGCACTGCAGAAAAAGCCGCGACGGAAGTCGAGGAGTTCTATGCAGTCGATCAGACCTTGCCCGAACCAGATCGGTTTTGGGAAGGTGAGACCGAGGCTCATGCCTCAATAAAGGAGACCTTTCATGGTTTCGAAAAGTCGCCCCTATACAGGGCACGAGCTGACGCTCTCTTTCCGCATTCGCGGAAAGTTCTCACGATCGTCCTTGGGATGCTTGACAAAGTGTCAGGCATCCTTACCAACAGTCTCGGATCTTACGATCCTTCCGACTGGAGGTTCAAGCACGGACCAGGAGCTGTTGCAGAGTTTACTGGGATCGCCAACAAGTATAGTTGGCGCGCCTGGTCAGAAACTCTGGAAACCGAGTTCCCGTACGCCGATTATGCTTTCCATAGCTATTCGGCATGGGCAAGACGATGCGATCATCTTCCGGACGTTGGTTGCGAAAACCAAAGTTCAAGGATGGTCGCTGTCCCGAAGTCGTACTCGAAACCGCGGCTCATCGCCGCGGAGCCAAGTGCGAATCAATGGTGCCAGCAAAACCTGTGGCACTATTTCTCCGACCGATCAGCAGCTTGCTGGATTGGCTCGTTTGTTCGCTTTCGCGATCAGCGACTCAATCAAGAGCTTGCGCGGATTGGCTCAAGAGACGGTTCGTTGGCTACTGTCGACTTGTCGGCAGCTAGCGATCGAGTGTCTTGTCACGTTGTTGGACAGGCATTCAGGCGGAATTCCCGCCTCTTGTCTGCCCTGCGTGCGACTCGAACCCGTAGCGTCGGACAATCTCTCAGCGCGCGAGCGCCTGAGGTCATCCGGCTGAGAAAATTCTCAACTATGGGTAGCGCCTGTACGTTCCCTGTGGAATCGCTCATATTTTTGTGCGTGGCAGTGTCCTGCGCCTTGGTAAAGCGCCGGCTTAATGCTACGTTGCGAAACATTGAGTCCCTCAGAGGAACAATAGCCGTCTTTGGGGATGACATAGTCATTCCCTCTGACTGTCGGGAGCTATTGGAACAATCGCTTGAACTATTGCAGTTCAAGATTAACGACGCAAAGACCTTCTGGACTGGAGAGTTCAGGGAGTCCTGCGGCGTTGATGCCTTTCGTGGAGTCGACGTGACTCCTGCGTATTGGCATGGTTGGTACGATGGCAAACCAGCCTCGTTAGCGAGTGTGGTGGCGACAACAAACAACTTTTACCAAAAGTTTATGTTGTCGACAGCCGCGTATCTCGCGTCGACACTACCCCGGTTCATACCGGATGTAGCCCAACGATCTGGCGCCTTTGGTTACAAATCTCGCACAGAACCTGATAACATGGCGTTTCGACGCCGATGGAATTCAGACCTGCAGCGAGAAGAGATCTACGTTCTGACTCGCATCGAGTCGTCCAGTAGGTCGCCAACCAATGACGACACTGCGTTTCTACAGCTCTTCACAGAGCGCCCTGGCCAAGGTATTCCTTGGACCCATGGTGTTGCGCAGAGGCCTCGAGTTCAAGTGAAATCGAGGTGGGTATCACATGACAGCCTAATTTCTCAATAGGGCTGCCAGTGTGAGGGTGATCCAAATGATGGC